CCAGTTAAGAGCCTCGATGAGGTTCAACTTGGTAGGTTCAGTAAACGTCGGTTCTTGGCCGAGTGCTCGAGCAAGAGAATCGTTACGCTGCTTTGCCATAAATCTTACTTTTTACCTGTGCTATGTGCTTACATTGATTACGGAATTCGAAACCTGTACAAGTGCAGGACCACTTCCCACCCTTGGACATGACATTATACACGTTACCCTTACTGCCGGCAACAGTGCATTCAATAGTTAGTAATTTGCTAAACTCAGTCTTGTTCAGAGCCTGCCCTTCTAGAATCTGAAGGTCAATGACCCTCTGAGTATAGATAAGGGAGATGGGATGATAGGAGCGGCCAGTTTCTACAGCGAAGGTATTACCAACCTCATCCTTCCAATATAACGGAATTGGTACGACTCTGCCAGTATGAGTCCTGTCATCCCATTCTCGGCCGGCAACATTACTCGGATACCGAGTAGTAACCTTAACGAGAGAACCTATAGACGGAATCTGCATGTTAGGCGCGACGCTCACTGAACGTCTTCATCCACTCATTGAGCAGCTCTCGAGCTGCCTTACGGTCGACTCCAAAGAACTCTTGGATGTAGGGGGCAGCACCAAACATGTTAGTGATACCAGTGCTTCGAAGTTCATCCAAGAACATGAAGACTTCTTGTTTGTCAGAATTAGACATTACGCTTCCACCTTTGCAAACATCTGACGGGCGCTGTTCATAAAAACATAGTAGGCCGACCGAAACTCAGGATCCAGATCCAGACAATACAATTCCGTATAATCACGTATACCGTAATGGTCAATGGTCTGAAGAAGTTCAAGGATACCAGTCCCTTCCAACTTGGCCTGGCGATCAAGAATCACACATGCTTGACTGACATCCATTAGGCAAGCACCTGAATGCGCGGAGCAGCATCCTTCCATTCAGCCATGTCGTCGAAGAAATCGTGGCCAGGAAGCGGAGCGAAGAACTCGTCAGCAAGAGGACGCTTATCAGCCTCGCCCTTCCACACACGCTTGATTGCCTTAGCCTTGAACCGACCGTCACTTAGAATGTCGGTCACGAGACCAATGTAGAAGCAGTCGTTAATACCAACGAAGTCAAGGCTCTTGACGACGTCACCAATTCGTACTTGTTGTTTGCTTTCCATGCCGTCCATTATACACGGTTGGTCAATAGATGCAACAGGGAGTGCTCCTTTAGAATCAAGGAGTTACACGTGTTTTAAAAATCCCTGTAGAATCAATAAGTTACAAGTCCTTAAGAATCAAGGGGTTACAAGTCCATAGGGAAACTGGCATGGAATCCACGACTTCTAGACCGGGCGTAAAGCATGGAACATTATAATCCATAACATGGTGGAATGCTTCATGCTTGATTTCATATGGTGGATTCTGACGACCTGACTGAGCAAGGATGACGGTTGAGGTCTGACCTAGGTCGGCTAGGTAGTTTAAGAGGTCGTCACTCGTCTGCTGGCCATAGATAAGATCGGATGCAAAGACAACAGACTGCTCCGCAATCTTAGCTTTGAACAAATCTTTAATGTATGCTGTCACAATTTCATTATTACGATTACTATTAACAGCAATAGTAAAATCACTATACACACAACAATCTATACCAATTGAAATCTTGGCTCCTGCTCTCTTAGCAGCAATGGCGCCAGTACCCTGACCTGTTCCAATATCGTAGACAACCTTATCCTTAACAATACTTGGATTGTCGAGAATCCATCTACCAAGGGCAACACCACACTCCCAAAGGTAGGGCCATTGCCATGAGTGATGTGCATCCTGGAGCTGTTTCTTAACGCCATCGTCCTTTTGTTTGAGGCAAAAGAATTCTAGCTCTGGAAGAAGTGGATGCTTCCTCCAAGCAAAGTTATCTAGTAGGTCTTCAACGTTTGGTGTTATAGAAGAGAATTTAGCAGGAATGTCCATTCATCTTTCCTCAAGTTCCAATCATAATTTCTATCAAAGTATTCTTTCTGGGCCTTTAGATAGTTGTCAACAGAATTCTTCTTAACTACATCAATTGCATGATATAAGATTTTAAAGAACATATTAGCATGGCTATTAACATCTTCCGTATAGTTATACATTAAGGCGTAATTAGCACAGGTCTCAGGCAATGCAGCAAGAGAAGATGTTACAGTTAAGCATTGAGCAGACATCGCCTCTAGAGCACATAGGCAGCTTGTCTCTTGCCAAATAGATGGGTAGGCAAAGATATGGGCTTTACCAATAGCCGTTCTGAGTTCATCCTGGGTGACAGAACCGTGATAGGTCATGCTTGGATGTTCCTGAATCTCTTTAAAGAGCTCCTGATATGGAGCATCTCTTTCAGCCCAACCATATAGCTTAAAGCTCGAGAATACGTCTAGATGAATATCAGGATGATACTTCAGCATCTCTTTAAACACTGGTACTAGAATCTCTAGGCCGCGGTGAGGTGTTGGGTGGTAGATTAGTCTAATCTTATTGTGTCTGATATCAGATTCATCTAGAGGCGACTTATCAATCATATCCATTGGAATAGGGTTGATTGCATTCTTGATTACTACACCTTCTGAGTATGGTACACCAAGGACAGTGTTGTACATTTGCTGCTGCCAATGAGACACAAAAACAATCTTTTTAAATTGCTTTCTATACTCTGGATCTTTTAGCTTGGCTGATTCAGGGTCCCAAGGTAGATCATGCAACCAAAGGATTGGAATCTTATCTGGATTGATTTCCCTAACTCTAGAAGGAATAATTTGAAACTTACTTAGTAGTTCCTTATCAACATACTGCTCAAGCCCTTCAGCCATAAGCTCTGTACCACCTTTAGAATTCTTATTTGTTTCATTTCTTTCAATCACTAGTTTCATTTTCTTCTCTCACTTTGAATTCTGATGTTTCAACATTTAGTAAGGTTGCCCTCTTTCTAAATTTATTCATTATTAATTGAACTTTATCCTGAAGCTCAGGTGTATTGACAAGAGGCTCCATCTCGTGGAAAATAATCTTCCCTTGATCCCGTAACCTTTGAATGTATCGTTTATCAGGATGACCTTCTACGAGCATTCCGGCATGAGGGTTAGAGTTGCTACCCTTTAATGATGGAACGGGTAAATGAAAACTACTTACTTCATTTACCTCACCATTCATCTCATACTGTACTTTACCTTCGAAGAAATCAAATCCAATTACATGGAGCTCTTTATAGGAGCGGATGATATTTGTAAAATATGCTAATGTCAATGCACCCTGAGATGCTCGCTGATTAATATCTACAGTACCATAAGCAGTTTTAATTAATGCTCTTGTCTTCTTTATATCACCCATCACGAAGTAATCTTTATATATCTCAAAGTCTTCCTCGTAGAAATGTTTGGATATTGTTGTCGTACTTTTCTTTGAATCGTATACGGATATCTGAGATATATTTAAAACTTGGTATGGTGTTCCCTTAAAATCAGGATAGTGATTGGCCCTCAATATAGAGAGGACCCACACATCTGTTTTGCTACCTAAGTGTTCTTTAAACTCAGGCCATGGATATCCTTTACCCATCCTAACAACCACATCAAAGCTATCAATAAACTCACCGTATGGTTTATTAAACAGAGAAATTGAATTGCCAACAATAAGAACTCTCTTATTCTGACAGTATCCAATTAATCTATTTTCAAACTTGTCGTTGAGTCTTCTATTCCACATTAAAATCTACCATATTTTTCTTCTACCTTGTGTTTATAGAAATTAAATCTATCGGCAAATTCAACATTCTCGTATCCAGGATGCCAAGGGCCTCCGTCTGTAAAGTGAATTGCTTTTGGATTAACTTCATCGTTGTAGTAACCTACAAGATAGTTATATGTATGGGGTATAGAACCAATGTATTGATCATCGCACCAGCTAAACTCGTGTAGATAACCAGCTGGTGATTCAGAAACAACTTGTGGGGTCAACCTTTTTGTAAAGGCATGATCACAATTGAATACCATTAATGAAGACCAATTCTTTCTTGGATACCAACTTTGTTTTTGGCCATCCATCTTTAGCGGTTTAATTTGATCCTTCTGAATATTATGTTTAACTACACTAACAGCTTTGGTTGGATCAATAACATCTAGAAGTTCAAGAGGGTCACAATTCCAAATAAAGTCGCTATCACAAAAGATAGCATACCCATAGAAACCCTTGAGGTAGGGAGTTAGGAATCTTGTAAATGCAAACTCTGTACTACCAACAGCTTGCTCTCTCCAGAAGTAACCTCTACTCACGACAGAGGTTAAGTGTATTGTTTCAACTTGTATTTTTGAATAGTCTTCAATAGAGAGTCTGCATGTATCAGCTATACCAGCCTGCTTACTATCATGCCCAATAAAGAGTTTTACTTTCTCTTTCACTTAACCTCTCCAGTATTAACATCAGTGTAGTATCCACTTTGTACGGCATCATAATGCCAAATATTGAAGTTAGGAGAATTGTAAAAACGCAACGAGGTATTGCATGTTGGTTTCTTACCAACTGCCTCTAACTCCTTCCATCTTTCTTGGGAGACACTTGTTGGCTCTACCCACTCATTGTCGTTATTTTGAATTAACAAAAATGATCGGTCACCGCAATACCGCTTAATGGCATCTACCCACCAATTTAAATCTTTAATTGTTGCATGGAGATTCTCTCCATCCTTAAACATTTTCTTAGCAGGGTTGGAGGAAATTGAGAATATAATTGTACCATCTTCCTTAGTATAGTTACCAATCTCTGTTAGAACCTGAGGCACAAACTCCTCTGGCACATGCTCCATAACATCAGCACAGCATGTAATATCAAACACCATACCAGTTGGCGGTTTAGTTGCATATTGTGGTACGGCTGGGTCATAAGAATAATAGCATTGAATCATGCCATTTAATCTACCAAGTAGTGTCTTATTGCCGTGGGCTGAAAGGGGCATGTATGTGTGGATAGCCTTTCCACACCCATAGTCGAGTAATGTTACTGCTCTACCCTTAGCATTGATTACTTGTTGGATGTAAGGTGGGAACTTCTTACCAAGCTGGGAACCATCAAACAGAGTTTTACCTTTGGATGGGTCTATTTCGTTGGTGTGGAGATTGCCATCAAGTGCCAAGTACTTCTCAGCAGCAGTATGGATTCCCTGGTATCTTAAAATATACTCTTCTAATTTGTTCATTTCAATTCCTACTAAAGAAATAACTAATGCTATATTTAGTCCTTCTTTAGATAGGGGCTAAGAAAATGTCTAATTAACTTATTGTTAATCATCGAAGGTATATCTTGGAATGGTTGCTCAAGTAGATACCTACAACCACTAGACCAATTTGATTGCTTAATGAAGTTAGCATAATCCTCAACATGCTCACTATTAGCTGGATCAAAATGAATTCGTTCACGAGGCTTCAACACACTTTCACTATACATGATATTACTCCCTAGGCAATCTTTCTTGCTAGTTCTAACACTTGATTCACTATTGGATTGTTTCTGTTTTGAACGTATCCTGTTCTTATAAACCATCTTGCATTCAGTGGCGTGGCGGCCTTCCTGTCCTCTGGTACGTTTAACTTTTGAATTAACTTTTCGTATAATTCAACATTAGTGTCCTTGATAACCCTGTTCATATGCATGTTGCTCCAATTCTCTCATTTCTTCACTTAGACGCTGTACACAACCTCTGTTGTATTGCCAGTATAATCTTGAATCTTTATGATATGGATTCTCTCTATCACACAACTTGTATACGTCTGCTTGTCTATATCTTGGCTCTCTCCAACTTCTATCGTCGTGATA